AGTTGAGTAGTAAATTTATCTCCCGGCAATCCAAACATTTCTATTGCCTGTGCACAGGTTTCATTCCAATCGGTAACCGTATCACCCATCTTCCAAGGTATACGCACTTTAGTACCCACCGGCTGTGAGAATCTCTTTAACTGTTCTGACATTCTCTGGTTCTCTGTGAAACTTTAGTGCCCACTTCTCAGGGTCAATGTAGTCGATAATCATTTTTACTTGTGTAGGATCAAGTTGATCCATGAACTCAATACCACTCTTAGACTGAAACAACATCCAAGGGCTAATCTTGCCAGTAGTGATTGAATAACAGATTTTGTTTCTGTTGCCAAACCGCAAATAGTCTCTACTTTGAATTGTTTCAATTTGTGCCATCTCAATTGTAGTTTTAACACTACGATGAATTGCATCCAGTGGATCTTCTATACGCAAATATTCAATCAAATACTTGTTGTAGTTTGTATCGGATGTCCATGTATCAATCTTGATTTGATTCTTTACTAACCAATCAGCATATCTACTTACATTCAATGCATTGACTTCGACACAGTAATTACCAAACTTAACAAACGCAGTGTAATATGCACTCTTGATAAATTCTTCGTAGGTCTTTTGCTTCTTACTTGCACTATTCTTTTTATAGAATTGTAACCAAGCTTGGAAGCCTAATCTATTGCTTTGGCGATCTTTCTCTAGCCAACGATGTTTATATTCGCAGATGTGCTTGAGTACTGTTGACTCACGCAAAAAACTGCGACCGCAAAACTCACACCCATACTTGGGTTTAGAAGTTTCCTCTATCTCTTTCGTACTGTTCGATATCTTCATCTGACACAATCTGATTTAGTACTTCTAAGTCAGCTACCTTCATGTGAGGATAGATTTGACCTAGATGCATTTTACGTTTCTGTTCTGTTACATACGCTTTAGATACCTCGCCAATGCTTTCACTATCAGCCTTAGGATAAATCTTTGTATAGTAGTCTTTGATTTCTTTTAGAGTCGCTGCCTCTTTGTATTTGATAACTTTGTCTCTGATGTGAGGGATCCACTGATGAAATTGTTTGCCTAGTCCTGGGCTAGCACTACACAGCATCATCCATTGAAGTTTAGGATGACGTTGCACAAATTCAGCAAACAAATATTTGTTAGCATACTCATTTGTACTCATCACATAATAACGTGATAGTCCTTCACTACCTTTAATAGCACTCATCCAGTGAGTTAACATGAAAGGCACGATCTTCTTTTTCTGTTCGTCTGTTAGTCTATCGTAATAGCCATAATCTTTCTTGTCTATAGCGGCAAGAATATCGAACAAATCAACATCAATGTTCTCAAACTTTTCGTCTTTAGCTAATTGCGGTTTCTTGGTTGCCATTAGAATGCCTGTTGATAATCTACAATCTCACAATTTCTACTAATCTCTTTAACAAAGTAAATGCATCTAGGTTTAGTGCTGTCATCTAGAGGTACACACAAGAACTGCCCGTTCTTTAGTCTAGGTGCATACCAAGTTACGTCATGGTAAATGTCTACAATCTCAATTTGCAAAAAGTCAGGTCTGAAACTACTCAGTGGATTAAACTCAAACGCACTAAAGCCCCTGTCATTAATACTAGTCAGGGGCAGTGTTTCTAAATCACCGTGTTCTTTTTCACCGATCAGTATTTGCCAATCTACCGGCATTTTGATTGTAGTATCACCGACACGTAACACAAGTGCAGGCGCGTTAAACGATTCTAAAAAGATTAATGGTATATAATGATAGTCTACATTGTTTGGATTACTGTTGTCAAGTATCGCAAAACGTAAGTCATCAATTTCATCCGGGAGAGTCTCCAGATTGTAAAATTGATTGTCAAGGGTTAAAATTCTCATATTTGTATTGTATCACTTATAGGTTAGTTTCTCTACATCAAAAGGGTAGTTAGCTTCTTTATAGAAAACTTTTCGTTGTGTGAGGTGTCTCTTTGCAAATTTGCAGTTACTAGTTACGTCCCAGATTTGGACGAAGTCCTTGTCTTCAGCTTTTCTAATACCTCGCCCAATAGATTGTATAACCCGTACAAAGCTTTTTCCGGGCTCCAAAAGAACCAGATTAAAAATCCTAGGAATATTAATACCCACAGCGGCCACACCATAAGTCGCCACAATAATCTTTTTACTAGCAGTTGCAACTTCATCATATTGTTCCTTTCTTTCCATCATGTCAGTATCACCCGAAACAAAAACGCTTTCAGGGATTCTACTTACTAATTCTTTGCCTGCATTAACTCTGTCAACTAGGATAAGTGTATTACCTGTCTGACTGATATCTATAATTCTCTGTGCTATCGCATCTAGTCTATATTTGTTTTCTAATAAATGCTTTAACTCACTTTGGTAATTGCTAAACTCAACGTCATCTTTAAGTTGTAATATCTTAACGTGACATTGCGCTAGTACACCCTTCTCTTGCAATTCACTTGCTGATAGTTTATTCGTAACGTTCCCAAGAGAGATATACAATGCTTGTGCTTCATAAATTGCTTTGGGGATAGTACCAGTTAAACCCCAGCGAATTGGAATCTGACTCATTACCCCAGTCAATAATTCTTTTAATACATCAGCTTTTGCCATGTGTACTTCGTCAACCATGACACAAACAACACCTTCAATGAATTCACCGATGGATACTTCTGCTTCGCCTGATTTAGTATTCTTTAACATGTTACCTAGACTTTGCCAAGTACAAATAGTATGTGTCTTGCCGTATTCTTTTCTATCACCAAAGTATACACCAACATCAAGTCCCAAATTGATATAGTCTGCTTCTGTTTGAACGACTAGACTTTTGTTAGGAACAATGACAATACTGCGCCCGTAGTCTTGTATACTGTAACTAAGTGCGGCAGTCATTAATGTTTTACCTGCACCAGTAGCAACTTCTTGTATTGATTGTGGATTAGCTAAGAACTCATTGACTACTGTTAATTGATAGTCACGAAATGTTACAGGCTCACCTGCTTTAGGATGGCCCTTAGGCCAGTTATACATACTAAATGTGTCTTCCTCAATCTGTTTGAAATTAAATACTGTGCTATATGTACGCAAATCTTCCAACTCAATATCATACCCAGCTTGATCTAATAGAGGTAGTATCTGGGGCAGTAAATTAACATACGTTGTACCACCTAAACTGAAATAACTTACCTTACCATTCCAACGACCTAGTCGGACACTTGGCAAATACCGAGCGCCAGGCTTCTCATACTCAAACATCTTCATCAATGTCTTACGATCACCTAGTTCTAGGCCCTCTAACTTGACGTTGACTTCATCTTTGACAATTACTTTACATGATTTCATTTAACTACCACCGGTGTAGAATTTTTCATTCTAATTATTTTCTTTAACTTGTCAACATGAACGTTGATATTAGATGCAAGGTTTATCATCACTGGATTTACATGATTGTTGATTCTAGATCCTATTTCTAAGAAGTTTTTTTCATCAAGATTGATTTCTGCTTCCTTGAGTTTGTTAGTTAGTATTCTTCTATATTGAACCATCATCGATGACTGTCCAGTAATTAACACACTATCACATTTTATTGCTTTTAGATATGTAATCAATTGGTCTACATCTTTGAAATCAACTTCCGTCTCATACTCTGATGCAAACTTGAGTAACGGATCATTGTTGATTATAGCATTATCTACACGAATACCGTGTATAGATAGGTTAACTAAACAGTCAACATCGGCTGATAATGGCAAGTTATTAATAGCTTTATCAACATGCACGTTTGTTGCCGCTATCAAGTAATTACCATTTGTTTTTACTAGAGTGGGTGACCAATATTTGGCATTAAACTGTTCAGTACTATTTAATAGTCCCGAAGTGATTGGGCAATAATTTACAACTGGATAGTGTTCAGGTGATATACTGAGTAACAATTTCAACGCATGAGTACTATATGATGCCTCATATACTTTCCTTTCCTTCATCCATTTGAAAGGATTGTTGGGCACTTTGTTGAATGCGTCTACAAATTTTTTATTGAATGGACTTCTGAAAAGAATATTGCTATTGTCAATTGTGACATATGCTTCTGTGAACTTAGGATCGCTAGGTACAACTTCTGAATCCCAATTTAATACAGTAAGTTGTTCTGTAGTTAATCCATGCTTGTGCAATTGCCTACGATATTTGTCAACTAATTTGTCAAACAGTGCTACTTGATTTGTAGTCAGACTGGCTTTCTCTAATGCGAGAATCTGTAGATTTTGCACGAATCGAAGGTCATATTTACTTAAACGCATCATGCCACTTTGCATGAAATAGATAAGGTGTTCTTTTGTTTGTACAGGTATCATCCTACTATTATAGCTAATACGTTAGACTTAATCAAGTATATAGGCAAAAAAAGGGGACCGAAGTCCCCAAAAGAAAGAGCCAATGACAAACTTATCGAAGCGGACTTATTGACATTGCCGCTACGCACACTGCAGGGGTTAACCTTTCATGCAAGTTGCCTTAGCGAGTTCACGCCAGTTAGCAGAAATCTTAACCAAGTCAGCAACCTTCAAACACATACGCAAAGACACTTCACGCAATTTAGTGCAGTTAGCATCAATGAAAGACATAATTTCATCAGTTTGTTCCTGAGTGAAATCATAGTCAGCAAACAAACCACCATCGGCATCGCGGTGAACTTGCTTGATACGCAACATTTTGTCACGCTCAGTATCAACTGTCAGGTCCAGAAAGTGACAACGAGACTGCAACGCATCCAAGTGAGGTTGCATCTTAGATGCCTTCTTGTTATCAAACGATTTGTTTGTAATGAAGATGATAGAACCGTTGAAGTTGAAACTGTTAGGGATACCTTCTTCACGCAAGATACGTGAATCTTTGTTCCAAGAGATACGGCGAGTCTTGCCTGAATCCAATGCACCTTTCAGCACGTTGATGGCGTCTTGATCTTCCCAGATATCACAGTCATCGAAAACGAGAACGTTTTTAGCATCAGAGAATTTGTACAACTTAGCGAACAAACCGATGCCTGACATAGCACCTTTGACAACTTCAAAGCGGGCCTTCTTGCCTGCAACTTGATCGAACAATGATGCCTTTTCCATTTGCAAAGACACACCGTGTGACTTACCGATACCTGCAGGACCTGTAACAATCATAGCACGAATGTCACCTTTGATACATGCCTTAGACATTTCATCAAGCACACCGAAACGAGTAGCAATACGGTCCATTGCTTGTTCATCAGTTTCAGTAACTTGAGCAACAGCAGTGGGCACTTCGACTACTGGCTCAGAACCATTCAAAAACTGAACATCAGACATTGTATCGACCTTGACTTTGACAACATCAATGTCAATGTTAAATTGACCATCATTCTTCACTGTAACGTAACCTCCCTTTTTACCTGTTTGAAAACCACGTACCAGTGTGAACACTTCACCTTTAACAGGTTGATTGCGATACGTACCAGAAATAATGCGAACTGTAGACATTGATTTGCTCCGTTAGTTAACTGTCAATACAAGTATTATACACGAATGCCCATTTATTGTCAACCTTTAGGCAAATTCGTAAAACTTAACAGATGGGTCCAACTTCTGCAATTCACGTGCCGCCATTGTCAATTCCTTGTAGCGTTTCTGAACCAGACTACGGGGCAGTTCACCATCGCATGTCAAATTCTCGGGACTCAAATCTGAATCGATTGAATCGGCAATCTTTTGACGGTCAGTAGCATTGTCTAACGTAAGTGCTTTTGCACCAAAGATTGTAGCATAAGCGTTCTTACGATCCAGATATGTTTTTAATGCTGACATTTTTAACTCCTGTTGTTTAACTGTTTAAGATTCTATTATATACCCAAAGTGATTTATTGTCAACCTTTTAGCCACGAATTTCAAACGCAAATTCAGTGCCGGATCTAGTGACATAAATTTTACGGCCATAGACCGTGATATAACCCCATTCACCATCTTGGTAAATGTCGTGCGGGTCCTTTTCAATAGTGACATTACGTACTATTTCACAGA